TCACCTAGAATCAGATGATGTTCGTGAAGAGATTGCAAATGCCCGTGCTGGAGAACGCTAATGCCAACACTACCAAGTATGGTGAACAGCGTCGTCTTAAAACTCGTGATGATCTGTTGAAACATCTTGATGGTATCAACGGGTGGTTGGCAGAGAACGGTAAAGACTATCGCTTCAAGTTGAAGTCAGACAACCTTGCTGACATCTATGCTGACTACGCACACTCTGTTGAGAAAGCAATTGAGAACAAGAACCTGATCACTAACCTGAAGCAAGTACGTAATGCAGCAGGTGAAGCCCTGATCCGTCCTATCACTAAAGAAGATCCCCTGCCTCATGGTTGGGAGGTGATGGATAACTCTGAACTTGCTGGCTATGCTGTGCATCCTGACTTGTTGCCTGCTCTTCGCTTTGTGTTTGATGCTGGTCCCGGTCAACTGATGGAAGCTATGGGCACAGTGTCTCAGATCACTAAGCGTATCAACGTTGTTGGTTCGTTCTTCCATGCTAAGTCTCTGATGGAAGTTATGTCTTCTGCTCAGATTCCAATCTGGACACCACTCAAAGAAGCTATTGTGTTGCCTCTGGTTGAGAAGGGTGTGAAAGCTGCTACTGGTAAAGAGTTGCAGTTGTCTGCTATCTCTCAAGCTGTTGATCAGTACAAAAAGGGTGGTGTTGGTGACAACGTAGACAAGTGGATCAAAGAAGGTGGCCTTCAGTTAGATGCACCAGAAGATGTGTCTCGTGGTATCTTGGCATCAATGGGTAAGTTTGCTGAATCAATGATCGGTAAGTACGGTCCTAAGACTCGTGTGCTTGAAAGCACTATGTCTACAGTTGAGAAGTACACACTGGGTTTGTTTGACAAGTACACCTGGGATTACTTGCACACTGGTGGCAAGCTGATGGTTGCTGATGCTTACTTAGATAAAGCTCGTTTGCAAGCTGCTAAAGAAGGCAAACCCTTTGATGAAGTTGCTGCTCGTGTAGAAATCTCTAGATTTGTTAACGACTCCTTTGGTGGATTGAACTGGTTTGATGCAGCTCGTAGTGCTGAGACTGAACTGGGTAAGCGTATGGCTATGGCTGCTTACAGTCCTGCTGGTCGTCGTGGTTTGCAGATTGCTTTGTTTGCTCCTGACTGGACTATCTCTACACTCCGTGCCTTCAGTTCTGCTTTGCCTAAAGGTTTGAACCCTACCAAGTGGCCTCCTATTGAGGGAGCTAAAGGTCTGATGACTCCTACAACTAAGGCTGACTATGCTAGGTTGTATCAGTTCAAGACTGCTGTGACTTACTTGACTTTGATTAACGCCATCAACATGATGGTTGCAGGTCGTCCTGTGTGGGAGAACAAAGATCCAACACGTATCGAGTTCCCTGATGGTACGTCTATGCAGGCTATGAAGCACGCTATGGAACCTGTTCACTGGATCATGGATCCTGATAAAACATTGTCCAACAAGTTAGGCTTCATTCCTAAAGCTGCCATCATCGGTATTGCTGGCACAGAGTACGCATCACCTAATGCTCCTAAGCTGGTTGATCGTAGTGCTACTAACCGATTCAAGACTGCTGCTGCTGGTGCTCTGCCTTTCCAAGTGTCTGCTGCTAAAGATGCTCCTCAAGGTGAGGGTGCTAAGCGTGCGTTACTAGGAACAATGGGCTTCCCTGTGTATGGCTCTACTCCTGAACAACGTAAGCTGAAGAAGGCTGAACGTGAGTTGCAGACTAAAGAGTTGGCTTACGAGTATCGTGAGAAAGAGATCAAAGCTGGTCGTCAACCTATGACTCCAGAACATATCAAACAGGGCAACACTCTTCGTAAGCGCAGAGAAGAGATGGACAAGAAGATGGGGAAATAAACGATGGCTAAGACTACCCCCATTCCACAGAACCCTATTGGCGAAAGCTTTGTTTGGAGAGACTGGTTCCAAAAGCTTAGTGATAGGGTGTTTGGATCTGCTGCTAGTCTTGATGTTCCCATTCAACCTGAGTATGGTGGTACTGGTATCACTACATACAACAAAGGGGACATCATCTATAGCAACGCTACAGATAACCTAACTAGGTTAGCTGCACCAAGTGTAACGTCTGTTCTTCAGATGACTGCATTAGGTGTACCTTCTTGGACTGTAGCTAGTACAGGAACTGTTACGTCTATCAACGTAAGTGGTGGCACAACAGGTTTAACTACTACTGGTGGACCCGTTACTACAAGTGGAACAATCACTTTAGATGGCACGTTAGAAGTTGACAACGGTGGTACAGGTGCTACTACAGCTAGTGGTGCAAGAGCTAACCTTGGTCTGTCTTATGGTCCAAGCTTTAGTGCTTACCCAAGTAGTGCTCAAACAATCTCTTCTTCTGCCACACTTGTGAAAGTAGATTTTGGAACAGAAGAGTTTGATACTAATAACAACTTTGCTAGTTCTAGGTTTACTCCTACAGTAGCAGGCTACTATCAAGTGGACAGTACTGTTCGTTTAGATAGCGGCGGTCCTGGTACTGGTGAGTGCATGATTGTTGTGTTTAAGAACGGCTCTGAAGCTAAGCGTGGTTGGAACAGTTCTGGAACTAGCTTTGCTACAGACTGGTGGTCAATGTCTGTCTCCACTCTTATATATTGCAATGGATCTACAGATTACCTAGAGATCTATGTTCAACAAGTAAGTGGTGGCAGTCGCACTACTACACCTTACGCAAACATTTCTTACTTCCAAGCTTTCTTAGCTAGACCAGCATAGGACTAATCTAATGTGGATCCAATCTCTCTTCTCCTTATGGCACAAAGCGCGGTCAGTGCTATCAGTGCTGGCTGTCAAATGTTACGAGAAGGCAAAGCTGAAATTGACAAGTTTAAAAAGACTGTCGAAGGAGGAGTCTCCGATGCCAAAGCCATCTACAAAGAAGTCGCAGGAATCTGGGGATGGATTGCAGGACTTTTTTCAGGCAAGCAACCAACTCAAAGAACACTTGTCGCAACAGCCTCTATTGAAAAAAGAGAGCAGCCCAAGAAAAAGCAGGCCAAAGAAAAAGAACCTGAACTCTCCTACGAAGAGTATCAAGCAAGAGCTGTCCACGAAATCTGTGAAAACCTCAAAGTCTACTTTGAAGCCATCAGACAACTGAAGATTCATTGTCGAGAACTTGAAGAAGAGTCTTTAACTACAGAGAAGGTAGCTGATAGTGCCATAGATAGGATTGAGATCCAGTGGCAAATGAAACAGTTATCTGCTCAACTGAAACAAGCGATGATCTATGGGACACCCAAAGAGCTTGGACTAGGTTCAATGTATGAAGACTTCCTAATCAAGTACGCTGAGATTGTTGAGGCCCAAGAAGTTGCCAGGGAAGTTAAAGCACAAAGATTGCGGGAAATAGAATGGCAACAAGAACACCGAAAGGAAATAGCAATCTACAAACTAGTGTACCTAACAGCCGTACTGTTCGGTCTACTGGAAATGATTGGGTTGTATTTAACTCTATGAAAGAATTTTGGTTTTGGGCTGCTATTGTTACGTTGATCATCTTCGGATTGATGGGCACATCATTCTTAGCTATGCACTTAACTAAGCAACTAAAGAAAGCTGATGCAATGATTTTGAGATTGGAAGAAAAGGAGAAGAAGCGTAATGAGAAACCTCGTATTGATCCTGTTGAGTAGTCTGTTACTAGTAGCATGTGAAGATCGTTACCGATACACTTGCCAAAGTCCTGACAATTTCAACTTACCTGAGTGTCAGAAACCCCGGTGTCAGTTCACACAAACGTGTCCTGAATATTTAGTAGCCCCTGTCTTGGAGAACAAAGTTGTCCCACCACAATCAACAGCCTCGTCTGACCGCTGAAGAATATGAAGTCCGTATCTGGGGCTTCGTAGTCATCGTCGTAACCCTGATCCTTGCAGGCATTGTGTTTGCCTTGCTGTACTCTGTTACGTTTGTTGTTCAACCTATCAAGTCAATGGCTCCAATTGACATGGCTTACACCAAGATGTTGAATGACATCGTGTTGTTAGTTGTTGGTGGCATTGGTGGTGTGATGAGTCGCAAGGGTATCCAAGCTGCTAGTCAAGCACTAGCTGGTGGACCTAGCGGGGTGGTTTAGGTTTGGAGTTAGAGTACAAGAAGAGTACAACTACAACTCCCGTAGTTAGTGTTCCCAGTAACATGCTAACCCTACCCCGGTATCTCAATCCATCAATCAGGGTATGAACTGGATGAACTTTAAGAATCCAGATCTAGACGAATCTTGGGTTCCACCTCCTCCACCAACTACCCCGGCTACTCACCTAGAATCAGATGATGTCCGTGAAGAGATTGCAAATGCCCGTGCTGGAGAACGCTAATGCCAACACTACCAAATCCTTGGGTGATACTGGGAGCTATAGCTGTCGCTTTCAGTGTCTACCTGTTAGGCCACCATGCTGGTTATGCCAAAAAGGAAGCGGAGGACAACTTGCTAATTGCCAGCAAGAACTCCGAGATGAACAAGTTGAAGGATGAACAAGATGCAAAAGACAACACTGTTAAACAAGAGTTTGAAACTAAGCTGTCTGGCATTATTGCTAGTCGTCCAAGGTTGTACATCCCCGTCACCTCCAAAGTTGGATGTTCCACCTCTACCTCCAACGATGGTAAAGAGAGAGCCGAACTTGACGGACAGACTGTTGAAGACCTTATCAGGCTCGTCGCAGAAGGTGACAGAGCCATCATCGAACTCAACTCCTGCATCGACAGGTACGAAGCAATAAGGAACACACTGCAATGATTACTGCTAAAGCTCTTTTACAACTGCACATCGGTCCTCAATGGGTTGATGCTTTGAATGAAACGTTCAATCGTTTTGGTATCAACACACCTCGTCAACAAGCTGCCTTCATTGGTCAGTGTGGTCACGAGTGTGGCAACTTCCGTATCCTTGAAGAGAACCTTAACTACAAGGCTGCTACGCTTATGAAGCTGTGGCCTAAACGTTTTCCTACTCTAGAGATTGCTAGTCAGTACGCAGGTAATCCTCGTAAGATTGCCAACAACGTTTACGCATCACGTATGGGGAACAGAGATGAAGCATCTGGTGACGGGTATCGTTTTCGGGGTAGGGGTTGCATCCAACTTACTGGTCATGCTAACTACTATCATGCTGGTCAAGCATTGGGAGTCGATTTTGTTGCTGACCCTGACTTGGTTGCTACTCCAAAGTATGCAGCCTTAACTGCTGGTTGGTTCTGGTCAACACATAATTGCAATGAACTTGCTGAGGCAGGCAACTGGGTTGCACTTACTAAGAAGATCAATGGTGGGACTATCGGTCTTGATGACCGAGTAGCCCACACTAATCAAGCGTTAGAAGTTTGCTCTTCTTGCTTGGCTTGAGTTACTAGTAACTCTTTCTGCTCTTTGGTTACGATGGGCCTCATGCGCTTAGCGCGGTATTCCCGGGATACGAGGTCCATCGCTTTCTCCATATCAGTCACAGTTGTGTTGTCTAGCTGAGCATCGTGAATTTCCATCACGAGGTTCATAGCAACAAGCTCATCTGCTTTGAGTATGAAGCGTTTACTCTGAGCACCACGTACACCTACTGCATGTAGCGCATCCAGTCCTGCTTTGATCTCTTCTTCCCAGTCTCTACCAAGATCAGGACGAAGCATGATGTAAGCCTCACACATATTGAACGCTCCGATAAGGATGTCAATATCCGCCATCGTTGCATCTCCTTTACGAAGAGCATCCATAGCTGCATGATTCTTAATGCGTAATGTTGTGCTGTACTCCACCGTCTTGAATGGTTGCAATCCTTTAAGGACGTAACCGACTACATCCATACGGATGCCTTTTGGTCTGTACTTGCTACGTTTTTTCAAGCTGTTTCTCCAATTTAGCTACACGTTTAGTCAACTCTTGTACTTGATCTTGCAGCTTCTTTAATAGCTGCTCAGCCTTGTCTTGCTCCACCTTGCGGTGGGGTATAGACAATCCTATTGGTTTTCTTTCGGAGAACATGTGTGTATATCTGAGTAGGAGTCATTGGGATCAAACCATACTTCTTTGCCACAGGTACTGCAAACTACTTTGTATGGTTCTGCTTTGTTCTTCTTGAAGATGATGTCGTAGTTGTTATTAAAAACTTCTTGGTTGGTAGGACGACGCTTGTCACCCTTGCCTGCTTCGTTGCTCATACTTCCTCCGGTTTGATTGGTGGGATGTTCTTGCTGTTACGTAGTGCAGTGCCGTAGTTCTTGTTCTC